TTCGGTTGTCCACACACCCCATGTCGTACAAGCCGAAAAGTCCGCCCGCGTACTCTTCAAAAAAGCAGTATCCCAGCTCTGAATAATAAAATCCACCGGCGGCGGCCTGTCATGCTCCCATCGCATCCACCACTCTCTCTTTACAATCGCACCTTCTTCTGCCGTCGGCTGCTGCTGATACTGAGCATTCCACTTACTTACCGGAAGCTCATCCTTCAACGCCATTAATTCTTCTAACTTCCAAAACTCCGGCCACACCGGTTTCCCAGACGGCATGATGGCGGGTAGCTCAATCACCTCCCACTCATCACCACCTCTTGTCTGGCTTGCCTTCAGCACCTGCCCGGTCAGGTCTCTCAACGACCATCGGGTGTTGTGACTAACCACACCGTTTGCTATGAAATTTTCTGTGCGATCAATTTCAACGTCAAAAACTTCTTCCTGTCCATCGGAATCAATCGATATGATTGGGTCCACTGTGAAATCTGAGATACGATGCAGCTCGTTCAAGTATGCCCGGAGTTTTTCCGTATCCAACTGTGAGGTTGCAGTCGTTACATAAAAGCCCTCGAACCTTTCCGGTATCGTGGCAGTGGTCAATGCACAATTTCCCATTCCAATGGGCGCGTGTATTTTTTGTTGATGGGGGCTCACCGCAAACATCACATTTGTTATTGCGCTCTGCAACCATTGCATCGTATTGAGCAACAGTAATTCCATATCTAGATTTAATCCTTGCCGCCCTGCTTGACTCTGCGTCTCTACGCCCTCTACCCGAAGCCCAGTATTTTTTGGCGTAATGGTCGTGGCATACCCCATCGCAGTGAACAGGCTTCTCGCAACCTTCTTCAGAACACGTTTTACCTTTCCATTTTCCGTGATACCCAAGCTCTCTGCGTGGTGCATCAGGGTTTCTTCGGTGGTAGCTTTCTTTTGATTGGCATGGTCCGCACATGCCAGGTTTTGTTTTTGACCTTGACGGCCTGCCGCACCCTTCAACGATACAAGTAAATCCCCGACCCTCAGTTGCTCCAATCTGGTCCATTCCAATACTCCTTCATTCATAACAAGAAACGGATGCTTCTTGTTTGCACGCAGTATTTTACCAGATCGTGTTTGTATTTTATATATGGCATCAACGCCACTTGACTGCCAATTATTGACTTTGCTTGTGGTTAGCAATCCTTTGTCAAAGGTAGCTACAAGGTCATTTTTTCTTATTGCGCCCAGGGGTTTTTCCGTTCCGTCTGCCATCAAAACCGGGGTATCCCCAGTCATGCACATCACAATAATGATGGCCCCACCAGGTTGCAGACGCTGCCGCGGTCCAGACGTATACCACTCATACACCGAATCAAATATATCGGGCTTATGCGCCGCCAGCTTTGCCTCTTGCTCTGAATGCGGGTCATCAATAATCAATAGATCAGCACCCTTACCAGTCACCGACCCACCAACACCAATAGAAAAATACTCACCACCCTTATTCGTTGCCCACCTACCAGCACTCTTGTTATCTGCTTTCAGCTTCACATCATCAAAGACGGCGTGGTATTCCTCTGAATCAATTAAGTTCCTGACCTTCCGACCAAAACCCACGGCCAACTCAGCCGTATGTGATGTCTGAATCACCTTCTTCTGTGGATTCTTTCCAAGAAACCAAGCCGGCAGCAAGTAACTTGCAAACTCGCTCTTGGTATGACGCGGCGCCATGTTAATAATCAACCGCTTGTTGTGGCCATTCACCACATCCTCAAACGCTTTAGCCACCACCTCATGGTGCCTTCCCGGTATAAACCCAGGCCACATACGTTTTACAAACCCCATGAAATCACCCTGAGCATGCGCCTTAGCATCCTCAGCCTCTAATTCCTCTATCTCCTTAAGCAGTAACCGCTTCTCCTCTTCAGTCAGAAGATGCAACTTACCCGCGGCCGCCTTGGCCAACTGCCTAAGATCCATCCTTCTTCCTCACAACCCTAACACTCCTACTCTTACCCGGCGTCCTCTTCAAATACCCCTGCTTACACAAACTCTTCACAAGCCTATGCACATTACTCTTACTATCCTGAAGTAACACAAACCGTATATCGTCATACGACGGACCAAAGTGATACAACTCCCACCAAGTCTTCACCGCCAACAATACCTTAGCCTCCGCCTTCGTCATCCTTTAACCTCTTCTGCACCTCATCCCTAGCATCCTCCCTAGGCTGCCACTCTATCTTCGGCACCTCCCCCATCGTCTCCGCATACCACCGCTTCGGATCCTCCCATATCGGCTTCTCCTTTTTTTTCTTCCCCCCACTATGGGAACCCAAACTTTCTTCCAAGGGGGCCTCTTCCTCAAAAACTCCGCCACGTGGCGGTGTTTCTCCGTCTTCAGGGGGGTGGGTATCCGAAAAGTTATCGGGCGGTATGTGTGGATCGGAAAAATTACTGGGGGGTATGTGTGGATTAGTGGACCTAGTCGGCCCACCAGACACCCGGCCTGTTTGTGGGGGTGGGGGTGGGGTGGGGCTCTCTCCCCCCTCCGCCACTTGGCGCACCTCAACCTCGATCGCCCCTAGCCTGGCAAGCTTCTCGCGCAGTCGTGCGGTGGTATCGCTGCCGCTTTGGTGTGTGACGGTCGACCGAGTCTCGAACGCTGCAACGTCTGCTAGCTGGCCAAGCATGCGCAGTGCACCGAGTCGGTCAGAGTCCTTTTTGGCTGTGCGTGCGATGTGCTGAAGGCTATCGACGAGGAAAGAACGGATTTGCAGGGGGTTCTGCGAATACCTCAGCCGCTCGACCGCTTGTTGTTGCGACAACGCCGCTTGCACATTATCCGCCGATGCTGCCCGGCTCGCCATCATGCTCACCGTTTTGCTGTTCGTTGTCTTGGGCTCATGCGTCATAACGTACGCTTCCCGCTTACTGGCTCCCGCCCCTATTGCTTCGACCAGTGCTTTTTGCTTTGGTGTCAGCGGTATATGGGGAGTGAGCACTTTGTGTGCTGGTATTCCCTTACTTATGAGGTCAACTGCTACCGGTGGTAGTTCGCTCGCCTCGCTTGCCATGCTTTGCCCTTCCCTTGCCGTGTGAACGTTATGCGAACGCATGATAACCGATCAGCGGCAGATTACAAGCGACGAGTGGTTGATTCTAGCTGACCAGTGGCCATTGTGCTTTGACCTATTGTCGTCAGATAATTAAGGCCTGCGCAGCAATTCATGCGCTGGTTCTAAACTATATAACCTGGAGCACATGACATGAAATTTACTTATGACAAGAACTTTACCGATGCAATGACCACCGCAACTCAGTGCAGCCCTAAGTGGAGTAACCGCACGAAGGCCGCCTTCCACGCTTTTAATGACAACGGCATTATTGCCCGTCGCACTGCTTCAGATGATCGGATCCGGGCGCTTGTTGATTCTGGCTTTGCAAAGTCTGGGGCCCTGCTCGCTCACGGATCGCTTAACGATTACCACGTGCGCAAGCTTTACGACTGCGCTATGAAATCACGTGTTTCATCTTTCGATATCTCTTATTACGTGGAGCGTATCGAGCACGAGATCGCCGCCGCCGATGCCTTCATTGATTCCATCGCCGCCCGTATCTAACCAACCCTTGGAGCTTTCAACCATGCGCCTACTAATCGCAATCACTAACCAAGACCGCCGCGCCGCTGTTTACTTCAACCGTGAGATTGACGAGTACATCGTGCGCTTTTATTCCCATGGCGAGCACCTAACCAGTGCCGACTATTTCACCGACTGCAAATCAGACGCCTATAACACCATGAACCACTACGCCGCCGGCATTGACCGCCACATGGCCGCCTTTGGTGGATTTCCTAATTCCCGCTGAGAGCTTAGCCCTCTGCCTGGCGTGCCAGGCTTTGGGGTGGACTTTCCACCGACTAACCAGAGAGAACCAATATGAAAAAACTGATTAACCGGCTAGCCCTTAGGCTTGCACCCTTTACTGTGCGCGTGCTTAGCTCAGACCGCACTTATACCCACCGCGCCCACACTTTCGCCGATGCGCTCTCATGGGCTCAGCAATATCCGGCCGACTGGGGGCGCGTCATTATCACCGGCCGTTTCGGCCGCACCATGGCAGAAAGGGGCCAAGCATGAACGCACCATACAACGCCGCCATTCTGGACGTAATCGTTGACCGTATGGCTGAAATCAAGGCGCAGATCGCCGCCCTGAACGACGAGCAAAACAATCTCAGAGACACGCTCATCGACTCAGGCCTGAGCACCATCGACGGCACACTACACCGCGCCGCCATAACCCATTGCGCCGGCCGGACTTCGATCGACTGGCAGTCTATCGCTTTGCATTTCAAGCCTTCGCGTCAGCTTATGACCGCGCACACGCACACCGGCGAGCCTTATTTTGTGGTGAAGCTTTCCGCCAAGCCGGCCGAACGCCGGGAAAGGGTAAAAGCATGAGCCTTTTCGTTTTGCACTTCCTGGGCGATATTGACCGCGACGAACTAAACACCCGCAGCACGCGATCAGGGGCGTTTGTCCGGGAATACGCCACCCTGGAAACGATACCAGAGCATGACCGCCGCCAATTTGCTTGGATGTTAGAGCACGGCGAGCGCGTCACAAGTTGCGGCTCATACGTTTACCAAATCAGGCCCGACCAAATCAACCGGGGCCAGATGGCCCTTGAAGGGATTTAGCCATGCACTGGACCGACTCTTATGGGTTTATTGAACTCACCATAACCA